CGAAATGCCCTCAAGGGCCTCCATAATCGAATGCAGGTTCTCATCAGAACCCGAATTAACCTTAATATTCTTTTCATTAGCCATTGTATTACTCCTTTTTAAGTTTGCTAAAAATGCTAATTATCATATCTAAACTATCTTGACGCCGCACTGCTATGCAATGATGCCAATAGGCCACTGCGCAACGCTTATCAAATATTTATCATCTATTGAAACATTTGTAAAGCTAATCTTTACCTCGTATCTTTTCTAAAATACCACGAACATAATCAGACTTAGGCTCCATTCCTGATCCGGGAGCTGAATTGTCATTTTCTATATTGCCAATTTCATCCCCCAAGGATTTAATTCTATGCAATATTTTACTCATAGATTCGTCAGTCGAATCCGAATCCGAATCCGAATTATTGTCATCCTCGCATTGTCTGTGTTCATCTGTTAACAACCCGAGCGCATCTTGAATGGATCGCAACGAGGATAATATGTCAATGCCTTCATTCTTTGCTTCAGCATTCTCCTCTTCGCTTTCCTCGACTTCATGAGATGCCGATTCAGACGATTCAACATTGGCGACTTCAAGATCTTTCGACATATTGTCGTCGTCTTTGTCATCTGATTTTTCTTCATCCATTATTTCATTGATGGAGTCGGTAACCTCAATCAACATATCTCGGCAGCGACAAAGCCGATCCTTCATTCGCTTCGAAACCTTAGCCCCCACGCGGGACATAGCAATTCCATCCTGTAAGGACTGAGTGATTATCTCCTCAACGAGGTCAGGATCAATGACTTCGGGATCAATATCAACCGACACTGGAGTTTCGATGTTGTCAATTTCTTCGGACTCTCTGGATTCTGACTCATTTGCCCTATCGCCACTTTCGCCAAGGGCCGCCATTACAGCTGCAATAATAGAATCAGCAAATTGACTGCTCGCCTCCTGGATCGTCGTAACAAGCTTTTGCGCATTTGCATATGCTTCTTCCATCTCATCGCCCTCTGCCCGATATTCTAGTTCTAAATCTTCTTCAGATTCAACATCGGATTCATCCTCAATACCAGTTTCTATATTTAACTCACTTGATAGTCCCTGGTCCTCCTCAATCTCTCGAACCTCTTCTTCGATTGAAACTTCACTATGATCCGTCTCAATCTCCCGAGTCTCTTCTTCGATTGAAACTTCACCCTGATCCGCCTCTCCCGGGCAGTTAATTTCCTCTTCCGAGAAACCTGTTAATCCGTCTAGCAGTTCATCGACCTCTTCGGTTCCTTCACTCTCCGTGGTCTCAACCTCAAGACTCTCCTGGGCGCAAATATCAGAATCTGCATCTCGATAGGACAGGGTGTAAAACAACCCACCCTGCTGTGGTTCCATAAGGCCAGACCTCATAAAACTCTCAACATCTTCCGAGTTAACCACTCCTCTTTGAACAGCCTCAACAATCGCATCAGGGTCGCTAGGAACAGGAACCGCCGAAAACTCGAGAAGCTCATTCCTGGTAAAATCAAATCCAACAGTTCGCCCTTCTTCGTCCTTTAAAGGTTCCCACTCCAGAGGAATCCAACCCACAGACCCTGCACGAAGGAATCCGCCCTGATACATCTGCCTAACCTTATCCGCGAAAGGATAAAGATCGGCACTACAAAATTGACTCCACAAACGAAGAACCGACTCATCGCCATCCTTGGCAATTTCCCACTTAATATGCTTTCCAATTGGAAGAGAATGGTAATCGTGACACCAGAGAAACTGAGGGTTTTTCTCAAAGTTAGTAAATGACCATCCGTCATTCCGAACTCTATTCCCATCCCTTTTAACGCCGTCTGTACAGGCGATAAACTGAATAACACCCTCGCCCATATCCTTCTCGACTACCGTCTCCCTTATCCTAACTCCTCTTTGAAGAAGAATTTTCTTGTCTTCTTCTAAGTCTCTCCCAAGAGATCCCGAAGGACGATCCAGACCAAATCGAGAAAGGGTATCCCACCTTCTCTTCTCCAATTCACCCGGCTCGGTGCCTTCTCCGCTAGTTGTTATTTTAGAATTAAGTTCTGTTTTCTTCATAGTTGTCACGCTCCCAAAAGGAAATTTAATGTTTATTATTATTGAAAAAACTTGATGAAACAAGCGTAAGGACATGAATCATTTATTTGCATCCCTATACATGGAAATGTCATTCTTTATTTTCGCAAATCAACCCACTAGAATGCTCGGTCGTTGCGCATTTAGAAGCCCGATTTGTATCCAAAAGAGAGGACCTCGCAGTCTCAAAGCTGTTGAAAACTTCTTCTCCTGAAAGCTCATATGCACTTCTTATTGCAACATTAAATATGTTTCTAACCCTGCACTTCAGATCTGAGGTTTTTTCTCCGCAATTTAATCCATCAAGCAAATCCTGAGATACTAACATTCCTATATCGTTAGATATAACAGATAAATCATCATGTCTTCTTTCGCAATATAATGCGGCGCTTTCTATTATGTAGTTCGATTCTCTTTCTCCATTGAGGCTTGCGGAATTTTCCTCTTCCCCTTTCTCTACAATGCCAAACTTTGCACCTTCGACATATGCACCTAATAGAAATGGCATTATTTCTTCTGCTATATCTAACTCTGAAACTGCCTCATCTATGCCATCGAAGTCTATGCCTTCTGGGTTAATGGCTGATAAAACCCTAGATCTCAGTCCTAATAGTTTTCTTCTTAGTCTGTTGTTGCATCTCTCAGAAAGACCTGATGGTGATTGAAACGATCTATAAAATCCATTTCTAAGTTTCTGAGGAATATGTTGGGCTGCTTCTTTTTCTTCTATTTCGAGAGATGTTCCCTCATCTTCTTTAGTTGCTGGATCTTTTTCCTCCAAAGACTGTGAACCATAGCCCCCGCTTGGAACAATTACCTCGTGATCTACTACATCCTGAACTGGAACCATGTTGATCGGAACCATGTGATCGTCGCCCCATGGCTCGGCCTTCATCCCCAATCCCAAATTTTCATTTATTTGATTTATACTAAATCCCATCTTTGCAAGTTTAACCCCAGCGTCCACCCTAGCATCATAATCGTCTCTAAGGATTGCAACATCTGAAAAGTCAAAAGAGAAAGTTCCATTTTTATTCTCACCACCAAGCACGCCCTCCGTAAATTTATTGCCAAGCTTTCTCGCAAGAGGAATAAGATTGTCTTCGTAGAAAACTTTTCTTTGAACGCGAACTGCTTGCGCTCCAAAGTTCGACTCTTCATTTAGATATAATAGCGGTACGTTAAATGCTCTTGATATATCGGACATATTCCACCTGCGAGCCTCGATGAAATCCATATCCTTCTGGCTCGCACCAGTTTGCTGCCAGCTCCAATCCGCATTAGTGACAGCAAGCCTGGACGCATTTCTTGGACCGCCATAAGTCTTGTACCAATTATGGCGAATCTCTTCTTTCATCTCTTCCGTCAATCTTCCCACGCCCTTGTAGCTCAATATTCCAGAAGGCATGCCTCCGTTTCTAAGCATTGACCTATTGTAAACGGCAGCTAGATTGTCCGTCTCGATAGCCAACATCCCTGAAACGAGAGGACCAACGCCAACTATTGGGTCATTGGGGTGGCTCGCATATTTAAAATGTACTATCCTGTCTGTTGGAATTTCAATCGCTTCCTTAGGACCAGACTCCATTAGCCAACTATCTAGGTGATAGCTCTTCTTACCTCTCTTCGGGGATATACAATGAGGCGGGAGTGGGAAAAGGGCTCTTGGGATCCCCCTAGAATCAGGGTCGTCGATAAAAAGGAAGGCGTTACCATGAGTTAGCATCTGAACAATTATTGCCTCAATCATTTCCTCTAAGTTCATCAGCTTATTTGGCTTATAAAATAAGTCTCGGTATGGACCTGAAATATCTTTGCCATTTCTTTTTAATGAGACAGGAACCTGACTTAGGGTTGAAGATATAACATTAACACACCTAAACACAGATACGCTCTGACAATAGGGGTCATTCATTCTTAACCCAAAGTGAGTCGCATCTGGAATATCTTCCCCCCTAAGAAATGCCTGGACTATGGCCGCATTTGTGCCTCTCGACTCAAAGTCAAAGCCATTCCTGGATTCCCTTTGGTTTATCCCCAGTACTCTTTTTACTCTTTCAAACATAGCTACATAAATGTAATGGTATTACGAAGCTCAGCTTCTCCGATTCCAATTTTCGCAGAATCTGCAAAAGCTAAAACAAATGCATCTGCCCTATCTGGCGATCCCATTCCGCTTCGTCTCATTTCATCTTTTGTGTACAATCTCCTTTGTCGGGATTTTCCCGTGAACTTATACTGCCTTGTTTCTAATTGATTCGCAAGAATTTCATCTTTTATCATCTCACAAGAAAGTATTGCGCTCTTAGCATCTTCCATCCAAAGCTCGGCCCCCAAGTTCGAATAGTCATCCGGCATGGTAGATCTTGATCCGTTATGAACCCCCGCAACTTGCCAACCTTGCTCCCTTAATGGGTCTACAACCCCAGATCCGCCAAGCCCGGTTTCATCAATTCTAAACTCAACTACTTTCCTCGGATCCTCCCCTTTCTGACAAAGCTTCGTCGCAATCGATATAGCTTGACCAACAACCTGAGGCCCATCGGTTCTAGATTCGCATATCATTTCGAGCATCTTCATGCCACGCCTTGCCACATAAACTGTCTCATCAATGCCAAATCTAGCCACATCTATGCCTATACATATTGGGGCATCCAAATCTTGATCCACTTCCCTTTCTGAAGCAACCTGTATTTCTTCCCTCGTAAATATCGTATCGTCTGTAGATGTCGAAGGAAATTGACCGAAAACCCTAGCCTGAACATAGGCTGAGTTTTTACCATACATCTCAATCCACTTCTCTCTGATTGCTCTAACTTCAGGTGTTCCAGAAGTTCTTACCGAGTCTAGGTATGAAACATTTTGTGTATACCAATCGCCCCCAAACCTAGGATCCAAGAAAATCTGAGCGAATCTGCCAGTTCTGCGGAGAGGGTTTCCTATAATTAGCATTTTTCGCCTAGGGGTATTGGCACTTCCCTCAAGTGCATCGAAATTTGTGTCGTCCACCCCTGAAGCCTCATCTACAACCGCCAGCGTATCCTCCGCATATTTTCCAGCCAAGCCTTCCGCCTGGGCGTTGCCACCTCCGCTGGAGTATCTCTTTGAGGTAGTTCTTGCTACAGCAAACCATTCTTCTTCAGCTCCGGTGGCTGCTATTTTTTTTAGTCCAAAAGTAAATAGCTTTTGAATCAATGGGGACTTTCTCTGGAGCATGGAGAGTTCTGCCCATAGGTTATCTCGCAAGGTCTCTTCTTTAACTGCCGTGCATATTACCTTAGGGTAGCTGTGCGTAGCTAAAAACCACCAGATTAGATTAGCTGCCAAAAAGTCCTTGCCGACACCAGTGCATCCCGCAATCGCGACTTTCTGGTTGCTTGCCATCGCTTTCATTGCTGTTTTTTGCCATGTGTCCAGGTTAACCCCGAAAACATCGAGACAAAATTCAACGGGATAATCTTTGTATCTTCTGAGCCTTTGAGAGAGCTCTCCGAACTCAAGGTGATTCACCCTACTCCTCTTCTCCTTCTCCTTCTTCTTCTTCAGGAAGGCTGTTTCCATGAAATAAACCAGGGAGTGATATATCCAGAGGCCCACCCTCGTTTCCGGTTACTTCCTTGCGCTTAGGTGTTGCATGCGAAACAATGGCCTTAAGGGCATCAAAGCCAAATCTCTTATGCCATTCGTGATTTTCATCCGTCGCAATCTTCCAGAGTAAACTTAAGCCTTCAACTGTATAATTATCCAAAGCTTCAGATACTTCCTTGGGCCTCCTGCCTCCCCTCCTGCTCCCCGCAGCAGCCTTGTTGCCGGGCTTGAATTGCCCCGTCGCAACATCTCTGTCTGATTTTTTATCCGCCAATTTAATTTTTCTCTTTCTTCATTTTTTCTTTGGGTATAGCAATATCAATGTGAAGGGGTCTTCCCTTTAAAATATGCCCTTGTAGCTCTTCTCTCCAGCAATCTGGGGACGCACCCATAGTGTCAAGGGTAACGAATCCAAATCCCCTGGGAGCATTGGTTTCATGATCCTTCATTATGTTTATCACAGTAGGCTTACCCACGGAACTAAAAAGCTCTCTTAGATCAGATTCGGTTGCCTCGTATGATAAATTTGTTACAAATAAACGTATTATAGCCACTGCGATAATAATGCAGTATTTTACTAGGCTCGTCAAATTTACAACAATACCAAATGAACCCAAATAAACTCAGAAAAAGAAGGAAGCCTCCGTCGCACGCCATGATATCAACTGCAAACTTAAGACTCTTGCAGGAGCTTGATATCCCAATTCAGTTTGCGGAATATACATGCTGGGCTTGCAGGCTTGAGTTCAAGTCTTCGCGCCCAGAAAAAGCTCACATCGAGCCTTTTAGCAGGGGAGGCTCAGATAACCCCTCAAACTTTTTCCTGCTATGCCACGAATGTCACAAATCCCAACCAGACGCAGCGGACAAAGATTACCAAATAAGATGGATAAAATCTCGAACTCACTTTAGACTATTGGAAAATAAGTTCGATACAAATCCATTTGCAACTGAATTCAAAATAATGTCAGGTATATCAATAGATGAATTCTGCAATATCCTGATAGACAAGCATGGAACCAAAGGAATGCTTAGTAGATTTAAAAATGAACTAAAAATGGGTAGCCTAGATAAGGCAGGTCATACTTCAGGAAATGCAATGGCAAATGCCGTAGCAAGGCTCGTCTTAATATATGAAAGCGAATTTAAGTAACAGGCTCCGTTGCTTCTATTATGCTATCTGCGTTATCTAGTAAGTACTTATCCTTCATCTGCTCATACCTCTTATGGTATTCAATTAGAACAATCTCGCATATCCCAGCGTCCTTGGAAAGATTATCTAATCTTGATGATATGCATTCTGCCATCTTATAAGAGGACTCATTGATTTTTTTTAGGATTCCGTATTCCTCCATGTTCTCTATGCATACCCTTACCTCTCTGGGGCTCATGTTTCTTACATGAGGAATTATTTTTGATATATCTAGAGATTGCTCGAATATGAAGAGCTTCAGAACCTCGCTGTAAGGAGCCCCCACTCCCTTTCCCCAATTGAAAAAGAATGGGTGTCTTTCTACTTCCTCCCGCGCAAACTCAAGCAAGTTATTCCTATGCGACTCTATTTCATTAGAATAATTGCTTCCACTAAGAATCCTATCCTGCAATTCTCTGATTAGTATTTCTTCCTGGGCTTTCATTTTCTAATTCCGTAAATCTATCAACCTTAATCTGGGGTATCAAACATGACACTTCATTCGTGTTGTGCATATTCTATTTTTATCTTTTTGCATCCATGGTAACTTAAAACTTTATTCCTATTAATCCTAGACTCCTCCCTTCTAATTCTTATTAGGTTTTCCTTAGCGGTAGTTATTCCTGTTTCCGCGCAGTAATTCTTCAACTGCAAGCTAATCTTATCCCAGTTTATTTCCCATATTCGATCCTTCGATAGCAGGAACCCTACATCCAGAAGCCTTCGAAGTACCCGGTACACCGTCTGGCGGGAGAGCCCAGTTCTAGATGCCACCTCAGAGGCCCGCAATTGCCCCTCTAACGCGAGAACATCCATGACGGGTACCCCTGCCTTGCCCAAGCCACGAACGCCTCCCAGAGCCCAGGCAAAAGCCTCAGAATGCAAGTGTCGCGCAAATGACACATTATAATCACACCCCCCCATAGTGTTTATTGTGTTAGATTCGTTACATACGATTTCCCAGGAGTTCGAAAGATTTCCCTTGGATTTCTTTAGCTTTTTTAAGAATCCCATCTCTTGAAGTCGCTCATTCGATTTTCTTACCGTAATCAGGGAGCCTATGTTTGCGATGCTCGCCAGCATCCGAAGGCTAGCCTTGTATTTAAGAGACATTGATTTTCTTGCCACCAATATATGAGCCAACATCAAATCTCTATCTGTTAGCCCAGACTTGCCCGTCCATTTCAAGTCATTTATTAAAACTGATTCCAATACCTTTAATTTGTAAATTATATCTTCGGAACTAGATTTATATTGAGCAGCCTTATTATAGCTTAGTTCGAGCCATCTTATTGCAGACTTGCTACCCTTAGATTTTATTCTAGATCTTAATGCCTCGCCGCCCTTGTTGATAGGATTTCTAAGAATATCATAAAGCTGAAGTACTCCAATCCCATTATTATATGACTGATTGACTATTGCTTGAGTAAGCTCAGATCCACTCTTGTATCTTACCCCCAAGCCATCAGCGTATTTTATTTTTCTACTTAGAG